TATATGAATCAGAGAATGATGCTGATGCTACAGCACCTTATCTTGTATTAACAGAATCTAGATTCTTTGATAATGGTAGTGTTGTTGTAGGTAAGACATCTGGTGCTCGTGGTAGAGTTATTCAGTTTATCAACTCCACATTAAGACTATACTTTGTTGCTCTTAATGAAATTCCATTCATCCCAGGTGAAACTATCGATGGTGTTGATGATGATTCTGTCCCATTGAGCGGTATTATTGATGACGCAGAAGGGTCTGTAACTCAAGGTAGTAAAGTTGTTACAAGTCAATTTGAATTAGACCCAGGTCAGAAAGCACATTATTATGATGTGTCTAAGATGACTAGACTTCCACAGTTTACTCCACCTATTAGAAAGATTCTTGTTATCTTTGACTACTTCGTCCATGAATCATCAGGTGATTATTTCAGTAACCAATCATATACTGGTATCACCTTCAAAGAGATTCCTAAATACAAACTGGATGGTTCTATTAATTTCTTAAGAGACCAAATTGACTTCCGCCCAGGTGTAGGTGAATTAGCATCTGGTAGTGGTCTTATCACTGCACCTTATTATGTAAACTGTGCATCCTTAGATTTTGCAGCAAGGACTTTTGATACCAGTGGTGGTGCAGGAGGGTCAACTATATTTGACGTCCCTAAGATTAATAGTGAGTTTAGATGTGATTACTGTTACTACTTACCTAGAGCAGATAAGTTATTCCTAACACATGATAATCAATTAAAAGTTGTTAAAGGTGTATCTTCGGAAGACCTTCCACCCCCTGACAACATTGATAATGCTATGTTGTTAGCACAGATTGAATATCGCCCTTACACCTATGATGTAGAAAGAGACATTTTAATCAACCCAGAGATTATTCGTCGTTATACGATGAAGGATATTGGTGACATTGAAACAAGATTGTCACATGTTGAGTACTATACGTCTCTGACTATGCTAGAATCACAAGCAGAGAACACTAAATCTTATGACGATAATGGATTTGATAGACTTAAGAATGGATACATTGTTGATGACTTTACAGACCACACTATTGGTGACGTCCTTAATGTTGACTATAAATGCAGCATGGACTTTAGCCAAGGTCATTTACGTCCTTCTCATTATACAACCAATGTCCCGCTCCAATTAAACTTAGCTGAGTCAACTAACATAGTTAAGACTGGTGGTAACATGATTATGTTGCCATACACAGACACCTCTATTGTTGTGCAACCATATGCATCAAGGACAGAGAATGTAAACCCATTTAACGTGTTTACTTTCATTGGTCGTATTGACCTAACTCCTGCATCTGATGACTGGATTGATATTGAAAGACTTCCTGCTCGTGTTGAAAACGTAGAAGGTGACTTCTCTGCTGTAGCAAGAGATTTACAGGTTGACCAAAACGGTTTTGCTCCTATTCAATGGGGTGGTTGGAGAACTAACTGGACTGGTGAATCACTAATTTCTAGCTCTAGATTTAGAAACAGGTCTGGTAGTTTTGCAGCTGGTGGACGTAGACTTGGTAGATTAGGTCACGGACAAGGAAGACAACCATTATTTGTCCACGAAAGAAGGACATGGAGAGTTGTTAATAACCAAGCAAGACAAGGTATTAGGACACGTATTATACCTAAGATTGATAGAAAATCACTTGGTGATACTGTATTATCACAATCAGTAGTACCTTGGATTCGCTCAAGAAATATTGGATTCAACGTTGACAGACTAAAACCACGTACAAGAATGTATGCATTCTTTGATGGAGTTGAAGTTACTGGTTACATGATTCCTAAAGTTATAGAGATTACTAAGTCATCTACATCTGACCCTAATACAAACGAAACTCCTTTCGTTGTTGGTGAGACAGTTATTGGCTCAACATCTAAATGTCAATTAAAAGTTGCTGCAGCAAATGATGGTCTTAAGACTGACCCTTACGGTGTTGGACAAGCAACATTAGCAGAATCATATGCATCACAAACACCTTTCTTAAATATTGATATCACTGCAATGGCAGAAAGTGTCAATCCAAACTTCTTCGGTAACGTTAACGTTGGTGAGATATTGGTAGGACAAACATCTGGTGCACGTGCAGTTGTTAGAGACAGACGTCTATTAACTGATAACATTGGTAACCTACAAGGTGCATTGTTTATCCCATCACCTAAGAATGATTCAAACCCACGTTGGGCAACAGGTACTCGCTCAGTTAGATTTACAACATCTCCTACTAACAGTAAGGCATCAGGTGATGTAGATTCTTCTGCAGATACCACATATCAGGCAACAGGTACATTGAAGACTGTTAGAGAAAATATTCTTGCTATACGTAATGCTCAAACTGTCCGTGATACAGTTAGTGATACTAGGACAGTTACAACTACTAGGACGTCTACACGTCAGATTGGTTGGTATGACCCTCTTGCACAATCATTCCTTGTTGCAGAAGAAGGTGGTGTATTCTTAAGTGGTGTTGACATATTCTTCAAGACTAAGGATAGTAATATTCCTATCTCTATGCAGATAAGGTCTATGGAGAATGGTTATCCAAGTAAAGAGATTTTACCTTTCTCTGATTGCACAGTTGACTCTGACCAAATTGAATTGTCAGATAATGCTGCAATACCATCAAGATTTACATTTAGGTCACCTGTATACATCAAGGCAGACACAGAATATTGTGTTGTGCTTCTATCAGACTCTAATGAATATCAAGTATGGATATCTAGAATGGGTGACATTGATGTGTCAGGCACAAGGACTATATCTGAGCAACCATACTCAGGTGTATTATTCAAATCACAAAACGCATCTACATGGACTGCTGACCAGTATGAGGATTTAAAATTCACAATATATCGTGCAAACTTTACACAAACAAGTGGCACATGTATTCTTAATAATGCTGAATTAGGTAGAGGTAACAGAGGTATTCACCAACTTATTGAAAACCCAATTCAAACAATCAAACCATCACAACAGTTATTAATGCCTGCGGGTAGTAATTATAACTTTACAGTTGGTGCAAGAATAGTACAGCAACCATCAGGTGCTGCAGGTACTATTAAAGAATACGATGCAGTATCTGACCCAGAGAAAATGACATTGACAGATATCAGTGGAATATTCTCAGCTGGTTTCCTCGATACTAACGGTGACCCATTCCAAGGTTTAACTTCATCTCAGTCTACATCAACTATAGTATTATCTGCTATATTCAACGGTGTATTTGAGACAGGTGATACTGTAACTGGGTCAACATCAGGTGCGGTAGGCACAGTTGTATCTTATACAGCAGGAACAAATACTTTAATATTGAATTTCATTACTAAAGCATTTGATACGAGTGATACTCTAAACGAACCTGGTGGCACAAGTGCTACTATTACATCTATTAATTACAGTGGAGACTCATACACTGCATATCCAACTGCAGCACCATCTTATCCTTCTGATGATAAGGAAGTCCTTATCTACCACAGGAATCATGGTATGCATCAACGTACAAACAACGTTGAGATTATGGGTGTTAAGTCTGAAGTACCTCAAACAACACTTACTACTACACTTGCACAAGCAAGCACAAGTATACAGGTGCAGGATTCTTCACAATTCCACCAAATTATCGGTGGTGCTAACATAGGAAACTTAAATCCTGGGTATCTAAAAATTGGTGATGAAATTATACAATACTCTGCTATCTCAAGTAATGGTCAGGTTATAACTGTTGCAACATCAGGTAGGGGAAGTAATGGCACAGCAGATGTAGAGCATACATCGGGAGAAGTAGTAGAATGTTATAACTTAGATGGTATACCACTAACAGAAATAAATAAAGTCCACTCTAGCATTGAGTGTCCTTGGATTGATACTTACATGTTAGCAGTTGACCACGTTGCTTCTAATGGTATTCGTGGTGGTGGAGCAGAAGTATGGGGCACACAAAACGTCCAGTTTGAGTGTCTAACTCCAACAGTATCTACAATGCAACTTCCAGAAACTGAGGTTATTGCTCGTGTAAATACTACTACTGCCACTTCAGTTGGAGATGGTGGTGGTGAAGGAGGGTCATCTCCTAGAGACCAGTCTTCATTCATTAACAATGGCACATATTATGATGTCGTGTTGAATGAAGAAAACTCATTTACATCTCCTCAGATGATTGCATCTAAGGTTAATGAGCAAAACAAACTGGATGGTAACAAGTCACTAACAATGGCAATTACTTTAACGACTGAGAAGTCAACTGTATCCCCTTGTATTGACCTAGATAGAATGTCACTTATTACGACTACTAACAGAGTCAATATGTGGCCTGGTGGACCTTCACCATACGGACAACAAGGTGATATTGACAGGACTCAGGACGTGTCAACGTTACCTACAGGTGACCAAAATGACGCGGTTTATATTACTCGTCTTGCAAGATTGGGTAGTGAAGCGCGAGCAGTTAAGGTTGATTTCCAAATTACTAGACACCCACAAACGGAAGTAAGGATATATTATCGTGCTTTCAAAACAGGTGACAATGCTGACCCCAATAATGTTGGATGGTCACCGATTGGAGATCCTATCACAACCTTAAATCAAGATTATGATACAAGTCCCACAGATGAATATTTGTGGAAGGATTACGCTTACGAAAAGAAAGGATTAAGTTTCAATGCTTTCCAATTAAAAATCGTGATGCGCTCCAAAAATCAGGCACGAGTCCCACTCATAGCTGACCTTAGAGCAATCGCTCTTGCAACCTAACACGGTTGATTGTACACATAATGAATACCTATGTCAACCCCTGATAAAGACAAAGACCACATTGAGCCATTCTCATCAGACCTAATCCCTGTGAAGGGAAAGGATGGATGGTATAGAGACCCAGACTCAAACGCTGTTGTAAACTGTAACAAAACAGAGTATGATGACTATATGACAGCTTATAATAAGAGGAAACTGAAGGATGAAAAGTTTAAGACTTTACAAACTGACGTTGATGGGTTAAAATTAGGTTTGAATGAAATCAAATCACTTCTCAAACAAATTATCGTAAACGGAGAAAACAATGCCAGTTGATGTGAAAGAAACTGCTACTCAAGAAGAGTTACTAGAGCAATTTCAAACTCGCTATAACAATCTCATTTCCGAAAATCAGGAAATGGCAAAAAAGATTAAAGATAATGAAGCAACAGCTCTTAAATTACTAGGTGCTATTGAGACATTACAGTATCTCAATCCTCCTGCCCCAGAACCTACTGAGGTAGAAGAACCTGCAGAAGTGCCTGCAGCATAACAGACCTCTAGGGGTCTCTTCGTTATTGCATAAATAAGTCAGACGGACTGTCTGCAGTGCCCAAGGATCCTATAAATGGCAAATAGACTACAATTACGACGTGACGGTGCACAGCAATGGGCTAACGTCAATCCGATTCTCGCTCAGGGTGAGTTAGGAATTGAGATTGATACTTCACGTATTAAAATCGGAGACGGAGTTACATCGTGGAACTCTCTCAAATATGAGAGACCCATTGAAACCGAATCAAACACCGCTAACACTCTTGTTAAAAGGGATGCTGACGGTAACTTTGAAGCGGGTGCAATTACTGCATCTGTAATTGGTAATGCTGCAACTGCTACACGTCTTGCTAACGCTCGTCAGATATCACTTGGTGGTGATATGTCTGGAGCAGGTACTTTTGATGGGTCTGCAAACTTAACCATCACAGCAGAATTAAACTATGTGGTCGCACTGCCACATTATGATGCAAACGATTTAGACGCAACAGGGACATATTCTCAGGTAACTATCGACTCTAGAGGTCGTATTGTAGATGCTACAACTCCTACGTCTTTAGCAGCGTATGGAATTGCTGACGCTCAACCATTAGATAGTGACTTAACATCACTTGCGGGTATGTCAGGTTTTGGTATTATATCAAGACAAGCAGAAGGTACATTAGTTAACCGCACAATTACTGGTGGTAGTGGACGTATTATAGTCCAGAATGGTAATGGTCAATCATCTAACCCATTCTTAGACCTTGCTGATACAACAGTTGTTGTTGGCAATTATAACCCAATAGGTAATGCAGATACACCTCTTCTTTCTGCTACCACAGGCACACAAACTGTTAACGTAACTAACTTCAACGTTGACAGATATGGTCGTTTAACATATGCACAAACCTCTCCTATTGCAACTGCAACACAGGGTAGTCTTGCTTTAGCATATAGTAATTCTTCAGCATATCCAAGATATTCTAAGATAAAGAATAGTGCTGACGTTTTATATGAAGCAATATTAGATATCGGTGCAGGAGTAGGAGAACCTACTCACACAGATTCATCTGATGCAGGAAGTTGGAGATACTTAGGTACTGCTATTGCACCACAAAAAGGTATAGCAGCATTTAACCAAGAAGATTTTGATGTAACTGCATGGGATGCAGGAAACAGTATAGAAGGTGGTTTCGTAACCATCGCTGCTGCGGGTGTAGATAATACTCAACTACAAAATAATCGCGTTTCGTTTGCTGATGGTAACTCACATGAGCATTTTGAATTAGACCAAGAATTAACTCCTGTTACTGGTTATAGAGGATTTAATTACCTTAACTATACGAAGGTAAATGATACAACTGGTAACTTACTCTTTAGTGTTAATAATACAGGTGATGGTAGTGGTGGGACTCAACAGTTAGTTACTAACTATACAGTCACAGTAGGCACAGACACAGTAGGTGGACAATCAACTGGTGTATTCTATATTGATGGTGTAGAAACACCTGTCTTGAATGTCAAGAGAGGAGTAACATACGTCTTCAATCAGAATGATTCCACTAATGCTACCTATGGTGGAGGTCAACCTCATCCATTAATGTTTAGTCTCACAGAAGATGGAGACTTAATCCCTGGTGGTGCTCACTATATGCCTGGGATTGTCTATACATTAGATGGTGTTGAGAAAACTATGGCAGAGTATACTGCTGAGTTTGCTTCTGCTACAAATCGCACAGTAACATGGATAGTGCAGGCTGATGCACCCGCAACTCTTTGGTATTGGTGTCATCATCATACAGGACAAGGTAACAGTATATCTCTCACTGATGGTGGTGCAGGAGAAGTTGATATTAATGTAAGAACTTACTTCTCTGATACAGACATCACATTAGATGGTGCAATCGACCAGATACTAGACAAGACTGGTGATGGTAATCTAGACTTTAAACTCACCCAGAATACTACGATGCCTAGAGCACTTAGTATTTCATCTACTAACTCAGGTAGTGGTGACGCTAACATCAATATAACATCTGATAATGATATCACTATTAGTGCAACTAATGTTTCTAATAGAGTAAACGTAGAAGGTTATCAATTCCAAGATAATACCTTATCTACAACAAATGCCACAATGGTATTAGACCCTAATGATGACGATGCAGTCACAGGTCTAGTCCAAATTCGTGGTGATTTACAAGTTGATGGCACAACCACGACTGTCAACTCCACAACTATTACTGTGCAAGACCCTATCATCACACTTGGTGGTGAAGATACTTTAGTAGTTGACGATAATAAGGATCGTGGTGTAGAATTTAGGTACTATGATACACAAGAAAGATTTGGTTTCTTCGGTTGGGATGAGAATTACGCGGACTCTAACATGTGGTCTGGCACTGGCGGCTATCGCTTCCTCTACGACGCGACCAATGTCAGCGAAGTTTACTCTGGCACTGACGCTCCTGTTATTGCAGGGAATCTCCGTCTAACAACCAATACGTCTTCTACTTGGAAGACACCTACAACTGGCACACTGGTAGTAACTGGTGGTGCAGGCATTTCTGAAAATCTTAACGTTGGTGGCACATCTCACTTGAATGGTAACGTTGAGATAGATGGCACTGTCGACATAGATGCCAACTTTGCAATTAGAGATAATACTACTGATAAGTTTACTGTTGCAAGTGCGACAGGTAACACAGTTATTGAAGGTACAGTTGACATTCAGTTACAAACAACTATAACTGATGGTCTTCTTTTACAAGCAGACAATAAAAAATTCGAGATTCAAACTGCGGGTGGCACTAGCGTATTTGATATTGATACAGATAATGGTAATACACATACAGATGGCACACTGGATGTAGATAGTGGAGTAACATTTAATAGCACTCTAGATGTAGATTCTGCTGTTACATTTAATTCAACATTGGATGTTGATAATGATTCAGTATTCCACGATGATATTACACTCGATACTACTGGTAAATTCTTCACGATAACCAATGGTAGTGGCCAGACATTTAAAGTGTCTTCTACAAATGGTAATACAGACATAGAAGGTAGTCTAAATGTAGGCGGTGTCAATACTTTTGAAAGGACAAATAATATTACTGTTGACTCTACAACTTCTGAATCAGCAATAACATTATCATCTGGTGGTAACGCAACATATGCGGGTGGTGTTAATATTGATAAGGATGTCAGAGTTGGCACTGACTTATATGTTTCTGATAGAATCGTAGTTAAGGACGCAGGCACTGCTCGCACACGTCCTTCTCTACTTAATAACGTTGATGTAAAATATCGTCAGTATATTGGAGCATCAGCAGCACACAATGCTACATTCGCTGATGATGCAGATGCTAACTTAAGAGTTGCGGGTGGTGTAGGAATAGTTGCAGACTTACATGTTGGTGATGACTTCTACGTTGGTAAAGTAGCAACTAATGACACTGTTGAATTCTCTATCTTAGGAGAATCAGGTGCTACCACAATAGGACGTGTCGGTCAAGGAAATGCCACAGATGGCTCGCTAACTGTGCATGGATTTGTTACAATGAATGAGCGGGTAACAATCAACGGTCCTTTGACCACGATTGGAGATGCTAACTCTGATGTCTTAACAGTAAATGCTGTCTCTCAATTTACCGATGATGTAACTGTCGACGGTAGTTTAACTGTTAATACAAATGCTTTAATAGAGGGTAACCTCACTGTTAATGGCACAACTACAACTGTAAATTCTACAGTAACCACTATTGATGACCCTATCATCACAGTTGGTGGTGACACTGCTCCTGGATCAGATGATGCTAAGGACAGAGGTGTTGAGTTTAGATACTATGATTCACAAGCACGTCTTGGATTCTTTGGTTGGGATAACTCAGCAGAAAGATTTGCAGTTTATCATGCAGCAACTAACAGTAGTGAAGCATTTAGTGGCACTAGGTCTGGCATTGACGCAGGCTCAATTAAATTATTTGATACAACAAATGCAACGAATTCTGCTACAGGTACTCTCATCGTTGGTGGTGGCGCGGGTATTGGTCTTGATTTACACGTCGGTGACGACCTCATCGTCGTTGACGATGGAAGCTTTGGTGGAAATGTCGACATCACTGGCACGCTCGATGTAACAGATGACTTTGCTGTTGCTGCTACATTCACAGTAGATGCACAGACAGGTAATACATTTGTTGCAGGGACATTCGGTGTTAATGGAAACGCAACGATTGGTAATGCTGGAACTGACTCACATGTGGTTACAGGTGTAGTCCAGTTTAACCAAGCAATTACATCAACAGATATCACTGCTGATAACATTAAGATTGGTGTAGATGGAGCAACAGAAATTTCTACTACCTCTGGAAATCTAATATTAGATTCTGATGGTGGCACAGTTAATATTACAGATGATGCTGACGTAGATGGAGACTTAAATGTTGACGGTAATACTAAGGTTGATGGCACTCTTGTTGTCGATGGTAATACTACTATCGGTAATGCCTCAGGAGATGCTCACCAATTCACTGGCACGGTTACATTTAACCAAGCAATCACCTCCACAGATATCACAGCAGACTCCATCCAAATCGGGGTCGATGGTGCTACCGAGATTAGTACCGTATCTGGTAACCTTATCCTCGACTCACAAGGTGGAAAGGTACACATCACAGATAATGCTGAGGTAGATGGTAATCTTCAAGTTGATGGCAATACACAAATAGGTAATCTATCATCTGACAGTTTGACTGTTGATGCAACCTCAACATTTAATGCTGCAATCACATCCACAGACATCACTGCTGACAGTATTAAGATTGGTGTTGATGCTGCAAACGAAATCAGCACTACTGCGGGTAACTTAGTACTAGACTCTCAGGCAGGCACAGTTTCAATCACAGATAACGCTACAATTAGCGGTGAGCTAGAAGTTACTGGCCAAACAAAAATCACTGACTCCCTAATTATAGACTCAACCAATGAGCAGTTTATTGTTAGGTCTTCTCTAGTTGATAGGTTTACTATTGACACAGATAACGGTAATACTTTCATCGCAGGCACTGCAACAATCGAAGGTCTTACAACTATCAATGATGACTTAGGTGTAACAGGTGCTGTTGACTTTGACACTACGTTAAATGTAGATGGTCAAGCAACATTCCAAGACAATGTAATTCTTAATGCAGATAATAAAGCATTCAAGATACAAAATAATTCTAACGTCGACCAGTTTACAGTTGACTCTGATAACGGTAATACTGTAATAGGTGGCACAGCACAAGTTGATGAGTCAATATCGGTTGGCACAACTTCAATGCTAAGCGGTAACGTAACTGCTAATGCAAATACAACTGCAACTCGTCTTGCAGGAAGTGCAGCAATCATGGTACCTAACGGTGGTATCACAGTATTTGAAGATTCATACTTTGGAGAGGATGTATTTGTAGGACCTGACCAGAATCAAACAATCACATTGTTTGGTGGCACAGGTAATATCACAGCAGATGGCACAGTTACTGCAGCAACCTTTAGTGGCACAACTGGTAATATCTCTACTATCACTACCACATCTAACGTCAACGTTGGTGGTAGTATTATCGTCAACACTGACAAGTTTATCGTTACAGGGTCTAGTGGTAACACTGATATTGCAGGCACTCTAGACGTTGGTGGCTCAACAGTTATTGATGACACTCTAAGAGTAACTAATGATGTTGACTTCGATACTAACTTAAATGTTGATGGTAATCAGCAACTAGATGGCACACTGACTGTAGATAGCACATCACTATTCAAAGATAGTATGGTGATACGTGGTGCTTCTAAGACACTTAAGTTACAAAATGGAAGTAACACAACTAAGGTTGAATTACAATCTACTTCTGGTAATGCAACATTCGCAGGATTAACAACAACAAATACTTTAGATGTAACTTCTAACTCAACTATCGGTGGCACACTTGGTGTGACAGGACAGATAACTGGTAACGTTACTGGTGAGGTAACTGGTAATGCTTCTTCTGCATCATTGGTTGATGTATCTGAGACTGCATCTTCAAACCTAACATACTTCCCAACATTCGTTTCTGCTTCATCTGGAAACACTGAGATAAGGACTGACTCACAAAACTTACAATACAACCCATTCTCCAATACCCTTACGGTAACTAACTTTAAGTCAGTTACTGACTTTGAGATTCAAGGTAACTTAAACGTTACTGGAGCATTAACATTCTTCCAGTCACAGGTTGGTAGTATTGCAAACCATGATACTGATGCATTAACAGAAGGCACAACTAATCTATACTTTACTGATGAAAGAGTTGATGATAGAGTTAACGCTCTAATCACAGGTGGCACAGGTATTACTGCCACTTATGATGATGCAGGAAATATCTTAACATTGAGTGCAACTCAAGCAGATATCAACACTGATAATATTACTGAGGGTAGCACTAATCTCTTTACTACTGCTGCTAGGACAAGGACTCACTTCTCATATGGCACAGGTATTCAGTTAGATACTGGCACACTTTCTGTAACTCAGGCAGACATTAATACTGATAACGTAACTGAAGGGTCAACTAATCTATTCATTACTGCTGCAAGAACTCGTGGACATTTAAGTGCAACAGGAGATTTATCATACAACGCATCCACTGGTGTATTCTCATATACTATACCAACCACTATTGCATCTCTATCTAATCATGATACAGATGACTTAGCAGAAGGAAGCAACTTATATTACACTGACGAAAGAGTAGATGACAGAGTAAACAATCTCTTCACTGCAAGCACAGGTATCACTAAGGTATATGATGACGCTGCTAACACTTATACATTATCAGTTACACAGAGTGACATTAATACAGATAATGTTACAGAGGGAAGCACTAATTTATTCACTACTGCAACTAGGACACGCACCCACTTCACATATGGCACAGGTATTAAACTCACCTCTGCTGACTTGGCGATTGACTTTACTGAGTTTGACACAGGTAGTATTACAGAGGGTAGCAATCTTTATTACACTAATGACCGTGCCGATGCAAGAGTTAACTTACAAACAGGTGCAAACTTAGACCTATCCAGTAAGTCTACAAGCAATTTAAGTGAAGGCACAAATCTATACTATACAGATGCTAGAGCGGATGCTCGTGTTGTTGCGGGTATCACTGGAAAACTTGATGCTTCTGAAATCAGCACATTTGGTCTAACACTTGTTGATGATACATCAGCATCTGCTGCTAGATCCACATTAGGATTAGGTAGTGCTGCTGTTACTGCATCATCTGATTATGCCACTGCTGCACAGGGCACACTTGCTGCCTCTGCTACACAGCCAGGTGACTTGGCAACTGTAGCAACCAGTGGAGCATACAATGACCTAAGTGGTAAACCTACATTAGGAAGTGCTGCTGCAACTGCATCCACTGATTATGCGACTGCTGCACAAGGTACTTTAGCAACCAACGCACTCGCTGCGTCTGCTGTAAGTACATTTGGTGGCACTCTGATTGATGACGCTAACGCTTCTGCTGCTCGCACCACTCTTGGTTTGGGCTCTGCTGCTGTTACTAATAGCACAGCATATGCTACTGCTGCACAAGGTGCTCTTGCTGCATCTGCATTACAGGCAGAAACAATTACATTAGCAACTCTCAAGTCCGTCACTGCGGCTGCTGCTGATTTTGCAGCATTCCAAACTGCAATCGCTGCATTATGATTTTATTCTCTTTTATTATTTCTTTATTTGCTAATCACTTACCAGTGATGTATGTGCAAGTGCCTCAGTGGGCAGATGATTGGGCAGTGTGTGCAGTAGATGTGCCTGACGCTAAGTGTCATTGGTATGTCATGTCACCTGACAATACATTCGGTGAAGGATTTGATTGGGAAGAGGCACCATGGTTTGATGCTAACGGTCTTAATGATATCGCACCCATGCAAGCTAAAACAGTCGTGCAAAAATTACAGGAAAAGTAATGGCAACCCCTACCTCTAAAGCAGAATTAAAAGAATACGCTCTTCGTAGACTTGGTAAACCAGTCTTAGAAGTGAATGTTTCTGATGACCAAGTGGATGATGCTATTGATTATACTCTACAAAAGTTTCAACAGTATCACTACGATGGTGCTGAGAGGTGCTATCTAAAACACAAGATTACACAAGATGTTATTGACCGTGCTGAGACAAATACCACTACAACATCTGACGCAGGAAATGATACATGGCTAGAGTCTAATAAGTATCTTGAAGTGCCAGAGCATATCCTTTCTATTGAAGGTATATTCTCATTTACTGATAAGGGCACATCAAATATATTTGATATTAGATATCAGATGAGATTGAATGACTTGTATGATTTTACATCTACACAGTTTTATCATTACTATATGATTAAACAACATTTAGAAACTATTGACTTTCTACTAGAGGGACAAAAACCAGTTAGATATTCTCAAGTGCAAGATAGATTATATCTAGATTTTGATTGGACAACTGATGCGTTGTTGGATACTTTTATTGTGATTAAAGCATGGAGGGCATTAGACCCTACAACTTGGACTGAAATTTATAACCAAATGTGGGTTAAGGACTATGCTACTGCTAAGATTAAAAAGCAGTGGGGCACTAACTTAACTAAGTTTACTGGTGTGCAAATGCCAGGGGGCGTCACATTGAATGGTGAAATGATTTACAACGACGCAGTTGATGAATTAAAACGACTTGATGAAGAACTTAGAATGGTTTGGGAAACACCACCTCTAGATATGATAGGATAATGGCTACTAATTCTTATTTCACACAAGGCACAACTGGCGAGCAGGACTTGGTTGGCGGTTTAGTTACCGAGCAAATCAAGATGTTTGGTAAGGATGTATATTACATACCTCGCACATTAGTAGATAGAGACTCAGTATTTGAAGAGGATAGTTTATCAGCATTCAATGGTGCATATTTGATAGAAGCATACATTGAAGATGCTACAGGATTTCGTGGCGATGGAGATATGTTTAGTAAGTTTGGTGTAAGAATATCAGACCAAGTTACATTTATAATTTCAAGAGAAAGATTTACAGCAGCCGTAGATGATAATGCACAGTTAATTGTAGAAGGTCGTCCTAATGAAGGAGACTTGATTCACTTGCCAATGGCAAATAAAACTTTTGAGATACAGTTTGTAGAGCATGAGATACCTTTCTACCAGTTAGGTAAAGTGCATGTATGGGGTTTACGTTGTGAGTTGTTTGAATACAGCGACGAAGACTTCAACACTGGTGTTGCAGAGATTGATGCAGTTGAAGTTAACTTTGCTAATGCAGTCACTATCAACGTTGCAGATGGTGGCACAGGAGACTTTGTTGCAGGAGAGATTGTAACAGGTGGTAGCTCTAATGTAACTTCCGAAGTTAAGACATGGAATTCCGCTACACGTCAGTTGGTAGTATATAATAGGTCTGGAATGTATGCTATACCTGAGACTTTAACAGGTAATACATCAGGTGCAGCGTGGACTTCTGCTACATATAATACACTAAATAATATGAATAGCGAAACAGACCAAAACTTCACACTTGAAACACAGGCTGATGCTATTATAGATTTCACTGAGAGTAATCCTTTCGGTGACTTTGGAAACTCTGGAGGTACCTTATAATGTTAGGGACATATTCTTATCATGAAATAATTAAAAAGACTGTTATCGGTTTCGGTACACTGTTTAATAACATTGAAATCCGACGCACTAAAGGTAGCAAAACAGAGGTGATGAAAGTCCCTCTTGCTTATGGTCCTAGACAGAAGTTTCTTACTCGCTTAGCTGCAGTAGGAGATTTAACTACTAAAGACCAAGTGCAGATTACTTTACCTAGACTATCTTTCGAGATACAGGGTATTAGTTATGATGCAACAAGAAAACTATCACCCACACAATACATACGTAATACTAAATCCACAGGAGACAATGTAAAGAGTTATATGCCAATACCATATAACATTAACTTTGAGTTGTCTATTATGGCAAAGAATCAAGATGATTCTCTACAAATACTAGAGCAGATTCTTCCATTCTTTCAACCATCATTCAGTATAACAATGAATCTAGTTGCTGATTTGGGTGAAAAGAGAGACTACCCTGTCACTCTAACTGCCATTGATTATGAAGATGTTTATGAAGGAGACTACGATACACGTCGTACTCTAGTTTATAACCTATCGTTTATAGCTAAGACATTTCTTTACGGTCCTGTACAAGATACAGACAATGAAATTATCAAGAAGGCTATTGTTGATTATAATACAAAAGATAAGACCATGCCTACAAGGGAAGTCAGATATCAGGTCACACCAGACCCACTAACTGCTGACCCTGATGACAACTTCGGTTTTAACGAAATATTCAGTGAGTTCCAAGATGCCAAATCAAGAAACCCAGTCACAGGACAAGACGAATAAGTTTGATGGGATATCTGATGCTCTCTCTGTAGAGACAGATGTCACACCTGAGGTAGTAAAGCCTGCCACAGAATTAGACTTGACTGCGACTAAAGACCAACTTAAAAAAGACTATGAGTATACTCGTGGTCACTTATATTCGTTGGTTGAAAAGGGACAAGAAGCAGTTGATGGAATACTTGAATTGGCACAAGAGTCAGACCAACCTCGTGCGTTTGAGGTTGCAGGACAATTAATTAAACATGTCGGTGACGTTGCTGACAAACTTGTTGACCTACAAAAGAAGGTTAATGAGATTGAGAATCCAAAAAAAGAGAAGCAAGTTAATACAACAAATAATACAATGTTTGTTGGTAGCACTGCTGACCTTGCTAAATTCTTAAAACAAGAACGCGATAAATAGTCTAGTAAGGAGAATCCAAATACAATGTCAGTATTAAATGTCATTGACACACAAACAATTACCGCGTCTGGCTCAGGCTATATCACGGTAAAATCTGGCGTGATTCGTGCGTATGCAGCAAGTGCTTCAACTCTAACGATTGATGCAGGACCTGCTATAACTCTTGCTGCAGGGGAAGCAATTCTTTTGTCAGTAGGTAAATCAAAGAATGCTCAAATTAAAGCAGCAACAGATGCAGCCGCTATGGTAGTTACCGTATTAGGCGGAGGCACTCCTGCTCATAGATTTGTCGTTGGAGATTACATTTCTACTGCTGCAAATAGTGATACTGCATTCACCTCGGATTTCGTATCAGCAGCTAGCGGTGGTAAGAAAATTACTGCTGTCACAGATACAACAATTACAACAGATTATGACTCATCAGCAGCAAGTGCAGACTACGCACTATCATCAGCAGATGTCGAAGCAGGCACAGTCCCTGTCATTCAGAAAGCAGTTAAACTTACTGCAGGTTCTGCCAATGTTATCGTTGAGCAAGTACAGATTGTCGGAGGATAATCAGGAATGCCCGCAGTCTCGAGAAAACAACAAAGATTCTTCGGGATGGTTCGACAAGCTCAAAAGGAGGGTCAAGCGAAAGCTGCCTCACCTGAGGTTGCCAGAGTTGCTTCCAGCATAAAAATGAAAGATGCAAAGAAGTTTGCATCAACTAAACATAAAGGTTTACCTGAGAAAAAAATGTCTAAAGAATCTGTAAACGAAGAAGGTTACGACCATTACAAAGACAAGATGGCAGTAGCTGGAATTGATATTTCTTCTCCCAAAAAGAAGGATGCTACGACTATGCCTAGGTCTGATAAAAAGATGAAAGGGCAAACTGCTGCACAGAAAGCAGCAAAAGGTAAGTCTGCACTTGAGTTAGTCAAGGACAGAATCAGAAAAGATGGTGGTAAAATAATGGGCGAAGGTGCTAACCCTTATGGTAAACGAGCTAAAATGAAAATGATTATCAAAAGTTTTGCCGAGAAAAATAGAGCAAAGGCAGGGGTAACAAAAGAAGAAACCCTTGAAGAAAAGAAGAAAGGTCTTTGGGATAACATCCATGCAAAGAGAAAACGTGGCGAGAGAAAAGCAAGGCCAGGTGAGAAAGACTATCCTAAGACACTTAATGTAGAAGGGGCATATGAGCAACATAAAGCAGTCCATGTGAAAAAGAAAGATAACACTGGTGGACTTCCTCTACAGGTTGCAGCAAAGAATAGAAGAGGACAGATGCAAGGAGTTGATGAAGCAAAGGTAGATAAAGGACGTAGTGATTATGGTAAAGCATCTATCAGAAACTATAGGAGAAGCGGACCTGGGCATGATGATCCTGGAATGTTTGACCCTGAGGGTAAGAGAGGTAAAACTATTGACAAGCGTAGAGAAGAGCACAAAGCACGTCGTGGTGTGAAAGGTGCTAAAGTGCCTGCATATAAAAAAGAAGAAGTTATCAAAGAAGTAAGTAAGAAAACTTTAGGTAGCTACATTAAGAAAGCATCTACAGACATGGCAACAAGTGCTGTAAAAGGTGACTATGATAAGACAAAGAAAAGACAGGATGGTGTCTTGAAAGCAACTGACAAACTCACATCAGAAGGTGTGATGGGTATGATAAAGAGAGCAGCTAAAGTAAAAGCAAAGAAAACAACTGGTAGAGATGCGGGTGCTATTGCTGCTAAGATAATGAGAGACAAGCAACAGAATAAGTATGTTGGTTTCTTGCCTGCAAACGAAGGCACTTCTTATGGTCTATACAAAGGGTCAGGAAAAGCATCAGGTGCTATGAAGAAGTATCTTGATAAGAAAGCAAAGATGCTGACTAAGAAGAGAGAAGCACAGTCTGATGCTGCTAAAAACAATCCTCATTTTGATAGCACACAACCTTCACCATCTGGTAGAAACAAGTATGAGCACGTAAGTTTTAAGAACTACTTTACAGAAGGCAATAATACTGCTAGAATGTTACATAAGTCTAAAACTTCTGTTACAGGTAATATATCTGCAGATAGAGGTGGCGACGAAAAAAAGAACCAAGCCTCTAGAAAGGGGCTAGAAAAAGACCTTAAAAAGAAAGGAATTGGTTACAAAAAAGGTGTTGGCAAATACAAGTATGACAGTGGTGAAACTGGCACAGAAGTATCCTATCAGACATCAAAACCTGATAAAATGTCAAAACGTCGTTTTGGAAAAACCATGCGTCGTCTAGGTAGAAAGCACGGACAAGAATCTGTAATCACTAAGGATAAAAAGAAACCCGCAAGATTGCATGATACCGAGAGCAAGAAACCTGGGAAGTCAATAAACGTAGGTAAATCTAAAGGTGGGTCTAACCCATCTGGTATGGGTCAAACTTCTGGCGATAAAGTCAGGAGTGGTAAACTACCTAACAAATCCAAAAAAGGAGCGTATCATTATGGCTGAAGAGCGTAGTAAAGTCTGTCGTTACTGTGGAATCACTGCACCGCAAGGGCATTGGAGACCATATACATGGATAGAAAAACACGAAGAAAACTGTCCTAAGAATCCAACATGTCAAGCAGCAGGATAAAGTCTTTCAATCAATTCATTGCTGAAGAAGCATGGACAAAGAAAGCAGGAAAAAATAAGGAAGGCGGACTCAATGAAAAGGGTCGCAAGTCTTATGAGCGTGCTAACCCAGGTAGCGATTTAAAAGCACCTAGTAAAAAAGTTGGTAACCCACGACGTGCTAGTTTTTGTGCTAGGATGAAGGGTATGAAGAAGAAGTTGACTTCTAAAAAAACTGCTAGTGACCCTGATAGCAGGATAAATAAATCTTTGAGGGCTTGGAATTGTTAATTAAACGATTTCTAGAATGGGATAGAGACCTTGCTAAAAAGTGGCAAGATAAATTTAATCTATCCGACTACCAAATGCTTTGGTTAGCATTTACCAAAGGTCTTATTATTGGTATGATTATTATTGCATTATAGTTATGTGGAAATTTTTTGAATGGGCATGGAATTTATCATGGGGTGATGGTATCGCCTTAATGATTTGTTTATTTGTATTCTGGTATGGAAAGAAATGGATAGACAATAAGTTTGGCACTGATTCTTTTAGTAAAAGACAATCAAGACAACTTAAAAAAATTGTCAAAGAAGCGATTGAAGAAACAAAATGAGTGACGTGCAATTTAAAAAACATCGTGTGTTTCGAGAGACTGACGATGTTATTTTTTATGATATATCTGTAGATGAATCTAATGCTGCAGACCTAGTATGTCATACAGGTGCTGCTACATCACCACCTAATGATGCAGTTGGTGCAAAGCAATTTTATATTCATGGTTTTCAAGATGATTATAATAGAGTCCTTTCTGGTGAAAGGCAGTTTGAATTAGTGAATGAAGATTGGCATTATCCATATCATATAGTCCATTTGAATGTGCATAGTGGTGCACTCTTTATACCACGTGGGACTTACCATCGCTCAGTATCAGGAGAAGATGGGTCTATAGTTATAAATCAAGCAAAGAGATATGAAATGTTTGACGCTAAGACAGATTTTATACCTGTCTCTGCTGCTGAGAATCCAAAACTGTATAGGATTCTAATGCATGAAAAACCTGTAGTCCACACACTAGGAGAATGACCTCAAGTTATCACATCTACTTCAGACAAGAAGTGCTCTTTAAAAATCTGACACTAGAAGAGTTTACTTTAATATGGGATAAACTTTATACTTCATATTGGAAAGACGATATAACATACTCAGTTTGTTATGATGAAGTCTGTATTGAAGAAGCATCTTATTAGCGAGTCCACACATTAGCGAGACCAAAAGGTTTGGCTTCTTACTAAATATAAGCAGATTAGACGGAGACCTCATGGCACACTACCTCGTTGGTTATCATGACAATTCCAACCATACCAAAGAAATTTGTGAGTATGCCACAGACGCATACAATGCTATTCAGCAAGCACAACTGGATTTGCCTGAGTTAATTGGACATCCACACGCAAGCGAATATGTAGTTAGACTAGATTAATATATTCATTGACAAATAATTCTTCATCATCTATAATGGTGTTGACTTACCTTATTATCTAAATAAACCTTAATAGAGAAAAGTCCATGTTATCAACAATAGGAAGAGAAAAGTTTCCAGTAACAACTGTTTTAAAGGATAATAAACGTCCTAAAGAAAAAACAATTACTGTAACTGAATCACAAGTACAAGAAATGATAGACGATGCTATTCGTCAGCACAATAGAAATGCTGGCTTGATTAGTATGGTATTAGGTTTTGTTTTTCTAGCATTGTTTGCAGAAGGATTCTTTAGAATGATTGGATTTATTCCACCATTTTTGGGTATAGATATCAATATCGTTGGCGAAATTGCAGATAAGGTAAAGGAGCAAATCTTACCCCTAATACAATAGCATGTCTGGTTATGGTCTTGAGATAATTTTCTGGGTTACACTAGGATTATTTTTTATATACCAATACGAAGAGTCTAAGAAATGACCGTCGTCCATTCCGTAAATGTAATGGTGTTAATATTGGTGATAGCAGTCACTATTATTATCGCATATATAATGAAGTATGCATATTCGGAGATGGATTATGGGAGCGATGACACCCCCAAGCAGGAAGAGTTGTTACAACTTCCGAGTGACGGAGATAAAAAAAGTAGTTGATGGTGATACCATTGACGTCGTTATCGACTTAGGATTTGACATCTATAAGCACGAGCGTGTAAGAATTGCGGGTATCGATACACCTGAGAAAAGGACGAGAGACTTAGAAGAAAAGGCACTCGGTATTGATGCAACAAACTGGATGAAGGGCACACTAGAGGATACAATCAATGGAGAGCATGAGCTTACTATACGAACTGAACTCAAAGGAGGGATGGGTAAGTATGGTCGTCTGCTTGGTTGGTTATATATTGGTGATGAGGATGTATCTCTCAACGAGCAAATGATTGCTGAGGGGTATGCGTGGGAGTATGATGGGGGCACGAAAAATAAGAATTTTGAAGAGCTACGTGAAATTCGTAGAGGTCTAGGCACACTTAATGAAGGTTAATTTATGGTCAACTTACGTGACAACATTCTGAGTAATCAAATCACCTATTACAATGGTTTGATTGCAAAACATTCCCAAAATGTAGAAATCTATCTCAACCAACCTGTAGGTATTGGTGAGCACTCTGATGTTATGTCAGCAATAGATGGCGAGATTGCTGCTATTGCTCAAGCACATGAGAAAATTGAAATTATTAATCATTACTTTTTAAATAGATGATATTTTTATCAAACCCTTCGGTATATTCATTACCAGGTACTTGGGAAAAACAACCACTAATACAGCATGGTAATTGGGATCCTATCGTAACCTCTCCCCTAGTGTTATTAGTGTTTGCTATATTATTTTTGGCGGTAGGGTATGCATTATCCAAAAATACGTGATGACATTGCTAATCTAATTAGATATAGTATTGCAGACTTCCCAGAGTTAGAGCAAATAACTACTCTGCATGACTTAATAACACACGAGAAGGTTGTTATTAAAAATGAAATGTGGAAGTGTAGAGGTTTGCGTAGGATACATTTAGAAACAGCAGAGACAGATAAAATACAAATTGTCCACTGTGTCTTTTGGCCAGACCCAACATACTACCTACCTATATTTGGTGCAGATATAATACAAACTCCTGCAGGGGTTACTGCTGCCATAGTAGATATATCATATGTGGAAGGAGTTGACTGGAGTGATAGCATAGCACCTATTAGTAAGTTATATCAATTTAAAGATAATCGTCAATTACCCGAATGGGGTGAGATATTCTCACCATACTGTAAGTTTGCAAGACTAAAAACAGAAGATGAGCAGACAAAATTCTATCAGGTAGTTCTCGAGTATCTAAACATATACAATAAAAACGTCATGAATGCAAAACACTCTGATGACTGGGTTGGCACTATGCTAAGATTAGATGACCAGTGTTGGTATTCTACCTCACAGATGAAGAATAAGAAAACTAAAGCAGTGCTCAGTGCGTGGTTTAGTGAAGAGTGGGCAGATAAATATATAAGTAACGTCCTATTTGATAAACCCTAGATGGCACAAAATGAAATATATCTAGGTAATCCCAACCTCAAACGTGCAAACATCGCACAGAATTTTAGCGATGAGCAAGTTTCAGAATTTATTAAGTGTAGTAATGACCCTGTATATTTCATTGTCAACTACATTAAGATTATCTCTCTAGACAAAGGT